TTCCCCGCGCCGACGCTGCGATGGGGAAAAATAATCAGGGCACCCTGTGCCTGAAGGGCTGGAGGCCCGGGAAACAGGTGACGGAGCAGGAATACCTGGAAGCCGTCACTGCATTTAAGGAGGGACCCATGGCCGGAACGGGAGGAACAAGATGAGCTTGAGGGACGTGACATTTGTTGTGGAGGACGGGAGCCTGGGCAATTCCGGAAGCACCGGGACCGGGGTCCACGTAAAGATTGGGGCCTCACCGGTGGAGACAACGGTCCCATCCTGATTACAGGGAGCATGAAACCGGAGCAGATGAAGGAAAAGCTGGGGCTCAGCCCCCTGGCGGACGCCTGCATTGACAGCGTTGAGAACGGGGCATCCCGGATTTACTGCGTGCCGGTCCGTCCGGAGACCGCAGGTACCCACGGGGAGGTTGCCCACAGCGGGACGGGGGGAGGGACCGTAAGCGTAAGCGGGACACCGAACAACGCATATGATATCATCCTGAAGATAACGGAGGACGGACCGCCCAATACGGCAGCCTTCTGCTGCTCCGTCAATGGCGGATACAGCTACGAAGCGGAGGAGACCATCCCGCTCAGCGGGAAGAAGGAGCTTGCCGGTACCGGAATCACCCTTACATTTGCGGAAGAATTCAAGGCAGGGGATACCTACCGGTTTTCAACCACGGCCCCGGCCGTGAGCAACAGCGCGGTCCTAAAGGCGGTGGAAAGCCTGTATAACAGTGACCTGGACTTTGAGTTCATCCATGTGGCCGGGACATCCGCGAAGGCACTCTGGGCCTCCCTGGCTGCCAGTGCGGAACTGTTCCTGTCCCTGTACAGACGCCCTGTGTTCTTCCTGTGTGAGGCACGCAATAAAGGGGCGGAGGAAAGCCTGGATGAATATACCGCCGCGCTGAAGGCGGAGGCCAAGGGGATAGACAGCTATTACGTCCAGGTGTGCAGCGCCTGGTCCCAGTACACACGCTGGGACGGCCGGGAACAGTGCATCAACAACGCCGGGATTGTGGCGGGGCTTTGCGGGGTAGGCGGCGGGGGCCAGTCCATAGGCCGCGTGGATACCTTTTCCATCTCGGAGGCCAAGATGACCCGGCTCATGCCGGAGGGCATTGAGGACCATATCAGCGAGCTGGATGACGCCGGCTACCTGACCTGGCGTAAGTACTACGGCATTGACGGATGCTATGTAAACAACGCGCGTGTGCTGTGCCGCGAGGGCAGCGATTACCGGTATGCGGAGCATGTGCGCGTACTGAACAAGATGATACGGGAAATCTACAAGCGGGCTGTCAACATGGTGCAGATGGATATCAGCGCCTCCGATGACATGGAGACGGATATCAACAACATCCTGGAGACCCTGAACATCCCCCTGGAAGACATGGCGGAGGCCGGGGAACTGTCAAGCGGTTCCGTGTCCATTGAGGACCTGGAGCATGTGAACATCCTGCAGGATGAGCGCCTGGACCTGGTGATATCCTTTGTGCCGACGGGGTATGTCCGTGAATTCCGGTTCAGCCTGGCCATGGAGAACCCGTACAGGAATTAGGAGGGACTGGGAAATGGTCAACGGAAAGGTATACAGCTGGGAGGACATCACCATCAATGTCCCGGGGCTGGAGGAAATCGCCATCACGGAGATATCCTATGACTTTGAGCAGGAAGCGGAGCTCATTTACCGCAGGGGAGGCGCACCATGCGGCTATGGGACCGGAAACAAGAAGAATACGGTGAAGGTGGTCATGGGGCGTGAGGATTACAACGTGCTGTTAGCCTGGTGCAAACGGAAGGGAAAGACCCTGTCCCGCCTGCTGCTTGACAAGATAACCGTATCCTATGCCAATGAGGACCAGGACACGGTGACGGATGTCTTAAACAAGGTCATCCTTAACAAGCACAGCTTTTCCGCAAAGCAGGGGGATAAGGAGAACACGGTATCCCTGGACGGTTTTGCCTGCCGTGGCGGGAAGTTAAACGGCGTGAATTTCTAATAAGAAAGAGGAGAAAGAAATGGAAGCAAAGGAACTGAGAGAGCAGCTGAAGGGGACGGATGAGAAGTATTACGAGGTGACCGTCACCCTCCAGGTGGATGACGAGACGGAGGAGGAGAAGACCTATTTCTTCCGTAAACCCAAAACCCCGTCCTACGACCGGTACTTAAAGACGGTCCAGACCTCAAACAGCAAGGCCCTGACGGCATTCTGCCTGGATAACATCCATCCGGACCAGCGGGAGAAGCTGGAGGCGGACTTTAAGGAGTACCCGGCCATGGCATTGTCGGTTGGGGAGAAGCTGCTGGCCAAGCTTGGCCTGTTAAAGGCGACCGCAGTAAAAAAGTTATAGAGGATGCGCAGGGGGAACTGGAGGCGGACTTCGTGGGGACCAGCCGGCTGCTCATCCATATGTACCTGCCTGACGGCATGATACCGGGAGAACTGGACGGGATGGACGCGGATGACTTCATCCGTCTGGCGGGCCTGGCCAGGTGCGCACGCCGCTGGCGGCAGGATGACCTGGAACAGGGATTCGCCCGGGCACTGGGAAACCTGTTCCCGGAATAAAAAAGCCCCAGTCATAGAAAGACCGGGGGCTTGCCTGTCAGCCTGGAGCGGTAAAAACGCCATGCGTTGCGGAAATCCCGTCCCATGGAGAAGGGCCGCCTGTCCTTGGGGAGCCAGGCACAGGCCCACCACAGATAGGGACCACAGAACAGGAGATATGCGGTGACAAGGACGGCCATGACCACAAGGTACAGTGACAGGCTGACGGCCAGTATGAGTGCGATTATGAGCCAGAGCCCATGGAACATACAAGCGCCTCCTTTCCAAACACATCTTTATACCATCATCATAACATAAGCGAGCCCGTGACACAAGGAGGAACGAACCATGGGGATGGAATCTGTTTATAAGCTGAGCGTGGTACTGAACATGGTGGACCAGCTGACCGCCCCCATGGGGAGGGCGTCCCAGAACCTGGGTTCCCGCCTGTCGGGCCTGCAGTCCGGTTTTGGGATGGCGGCCCTGGCCGGAGGTGGGATGACGGCGGCGGGCGTGGGAATCACGAACGGGATGATGAAGATTGCCGGTTCCACCTTCGAGACACAGGATGCCCTGGCAGAGCTTAAGTCGCTGGGAATCACAGACCTGAAGGCGGTGGAGGATGCGGCCAGACAGTTTTCAGACACCTGGGCCGGGACCACAAAGGCTGATTTCATCACAGCCGCCTATGACATCAAATCGGGCATCGCGTCCCTGACGGACGAAGGGGTGGCGCAGTTCACGGAGCTGGCCGGCCTGACGGCCAAGGCCACCAAGTCCACGACCGGGGAGATGACCTCCCTGTTTGCGACCGGGTATGGCATTTATAAAGGGTATTACTCAGAACTGTCAGACCTGGAATTCGGGGAGATGTTTGCGGGCGGTATTGCGACCGCTGTCAAGGCGTATAAGACCAGCGGCTCGGAGATGGCCTCGGCCATCAGCGCCCTGGGAGGGACCGCCACATCGGCCAATGTGCCGTTGGAGGAGCAGCTGTCCGTGCTGGGCATGCTGCAGGCCACCATGTCGGGCAGCGAGGCAGCCACCAAATATAAGGCGTTATTAAATGCCGCCACCGGGGCGGGTGAGAAGCTGGGGCTCAACTTCCTGGACGCTGACAAGCAGCTCAGGAGCCTGCCGGAAATCCTGGGAATCCTGAAAAGCAAGTATGGGGATACCATTGATGCGGTGGAGAAGAAAAAGATAAAAGAGGCCTTCGGCTCGGACGAGGCGGTGGCCGTCATCGACCTCCTGTACGGGAAGACAGGCGAACTGCAGACGGGCATCCTGGATATGTATGATGCACTGGGAGGAGGAAGCAGCGCCGCCCAGGAGATGGCAACGGCCATCAACGCAACGGAATCCCAGAAGTATACGGTGTTAAAACAGCGGTTACACAACGTGACGGAGGAGCTGGGGGTGAACCTGCTGCCGACCGTGAATGACTGGATTGGGAAGGCAGGGCAGGCCGTGGGGAAGGCGTCCGAATGGATTGCGGGGAACCCGGGGCCTGGATTCGGCCTGCC